AGTCATTATTCCGGAAAAAGGTTCTTTTAACGGATGATGATCCAAACGTCTTAAAACCTTGATATGTTCTGCTTTGAATTTGTCGATATTCCTAGGAAGCACTGTGTCGTTGTCGCTTGGTAGATTTTTCTCAGGATTAATATCTTTTTTGATATTAAAAAGTGATTTCAAAATTCCCATAACTCAATTCTCCTTTGTATGATATTTCAAAGGCTTATGCCTATGATTTCGCTTTTCTCCATCACCGCTAGTGACGGCTCAAAGAATACAACATAATTATCTACTTCGGCACACACGCCATACTTGGAACGGTAGCGGTCAATCGCATCCTGAAAAAATTCTTCGGTAACTCCAAGATATTCAGCGGCTTCGTGCCTTGAATGACAGCCTTGCTTATATGCATTTACCAGTCCGATCAGACCGATCTGCTGGTTGTATGCCCAGAGTCTGCCTTTTAATTCCTGTTTGCGGTTCTCTACATCGCTCTGATCGGTGATATCTCCAACGGCGGTGTGATAGTGTCCGATTTCCTCGGCAAGAACACAGGCTTTTTCAACGGATGTGTCGATTTTGTTGCTGATGGCAACCATTCCATCACAATACAGTCCTTTAATTCTATCACTCTGAAAATTGTAGTCTACTATATCTATACCTTCCTTGCAGGCTTGCTCTTGCAATTCTTCATAAGTGTTCATTGTAAAAACCTCCCACTCTTGTATATTTGAAATTGACAAATATTTTTGAGTGCCCTATAATATACTTATCAAGACAGCCAGTAAGGGAGGTCAAGGCTCCCTGTCCTGGTGATCTGCACTAAAATAGCCGCCTATCTTTTCCAGAGAGCAGGGCGGCTATTTCTTATGTGTGTATGTAAGAATCGAAACGATTAAACTGGCTGTCGTCAGAATGATCATAAATGTTTCATAATCGCTCATAAGCATCCCCTCCCATCAAGTCTCAGGAAGGGAACCACAGCCGCTCTACTGGCTGCCTGGGTAAGTATATTATATTGTCATGGTGCATTTCTATTTGTCATAATTTCTTTCATTAATATGAACGGACTCTGCTTTTAAACGGTGGAGTCTTTTCTTTTATTCTTAACAAACTCTGCAAATTGGCGGATTTCATCCAGTTCAGATTTTGTGTACTCGTCACCATCGAAGTGAGCCGCAAGAGTGGTGGAAGGCTCCGAATCATCCCAACCCATTAAATAAGAAGGACTACAGTCAAATATTCGAGCCATTTCCTCTATAGTAGTTCTTTTTATATTCTCAACGCGTCCGTTTTCATATTTTGCAATAGCAGATTTTTTTAAACCAAGTTTTTCGGCTAGTGCTTCTTGAGTCATGCCATATTGAAGTCTGCATGCCTTAATTCGTTTAGACATTTTACACACGATACATCACCTCCTAAAGTGTCTTAATTTTACTATATATTACTTAGAAATGCAATAAAAATATTAAAAAGTGTCTTGAAAAGATTAAAAAACTGTTGACAGTAGCGTGTACCTATGATATTATCGAAGTGTCTTGAAAAGACACAATGAAAGGAGATGAAAGAATTGAACAAGCAAAAGTTAGAGTCTGTAATGAAGTTACATAATGATAATGGGCAGACTCTTGCACAGTATCTTGGAATTGCTCGACCTACTTTTTCAAACAAATTGAACGAAACAAGAGGTGCAGAGTTTACACAGGGAGAGATACGATTGATAAAAGAAAGATATAACTTATCAGCAGAGGAAGTGGATATGATTTTTTTTAATCAAAAAGTGTCTTAAAAAGAT